ATTTAAAAGGTCTTGCGGCTGATATAGCTTGCAAGGATAGTAGATACAGGTTTGAACTTGTAAGAGAATTAATGGAACACGGTATAGACCGTATAGGTATTGGTGATACTTTTATTCATATAGATATTGATGATAGTAAATCACCTGATGTAATTTGGACATATGGCAACTGATAAAAAAACACTTAAGTGTAACAAACCTCGGCGTACGCCAGATCATAAAACTAAATCGCATATAGTTAAAGCTTGTTCTGCAGGTAAAGAAAAAATTATACGATTTGGTCAGCAAGGTGTAAGCACTGCTGGTAAAAAAACAGATGCTAAGTCTAAAGCGCGTAGAGCTAGTTTTAAAGCTCGTCACGCTAAGAACATTAAAAAAGGAAAAATGTCTGCTGCTTATTGGGCTGACAAAGTAAAATGGTAATTATGGAAAAAGGACACTATGGCCAATACACTGGCAACGCAAGACATTCACAAACCCCTGTAACAAAATACAATTACAAGGCTACAGAAAGAGATGATGCTGCTCATATAAGTTATTTAAAGCAAGATATTAACTACGATGCTAAGCATGGTGGTAGCGATAAACAAATGACTAATGATGAGAAGCATATATCTAAACTAGCTGGAGATATGAAGTACGATAAAAAAAATCATAGTTAATAATTAAATATAATATAATGAAATCAAGAGGATTTGGAGATGACGTTGAAAAGTTTACAACAGCAACTGGTATTAAAAATATGGTAGATACTATTTCAAAAGGTTTAAATGTACCTTGTGGATGCCAAGCTCGTAAAAACAAACTCAACCAAATGTTTCCATATAATAATAAATAATGTCGTTTAAATTAGATAACCCACCTTACGTTATTGATAACACGCCATTATACCATACTCATTTAGAAGATGGTGTATTAGGTAAAGCGCTTAACAATGGTAGCATACTTATTAATAAAGATATAAAAGATCCTATTCAATATAAACAAGTATTAGCACACGAGATGGGTCATATGCACCAAATAAAAAATGGTGATTTAAATTATGATGATGAAAATGTTTATTATAAAGGAAAAACATATTCGCGTAGCAATATGAAAGAAGGTAGTGGCGCATTACCTTGGGAGGCATTCGCAAACGAATACGCTAAAAAAAATACATAAACTAAAAAAAATAAATATTATGCCTACAACTAAACCTGGTAAAGATCAAGGCAATGTTGCTTTACCAAAAATGGGAAAACCTTTCACTTCTAAACACAGCCAAGATTTATTAAAATACAACGCTGTTGATGATCATGCTTCTCACCCTATGAGCAAAAGAGGACCTTTAGATAAAGGTCACCCTATGGAAATGGCTGGTGATCCTATGAAAAAATATGGACCATTATCCATGCCAGGCAACAGCCCTGAGCACGCGAGAAATCCCGCCAAAGACGACGGTCACTTGCATTATGATCGCACCACAAACACTCCGCGTGAAGAAACACCTAAATCAAAAAAACAAAATAAGTGAAAAAAATTCTTCAATTTATAACTGGAGGTCTCATTAAAGATATTGGAACTATTATAGATGATCTAGTAACTACAGATGAAGAAAGACTTGCAGCTAAACAAAAAGTTGAAGAACTGCTAGAGCAAGCAGATAAAGATGCTCAAGACCAGGTAACAGCGAGATGGGAGTCAGACATGAAGTCTGATTCCTTCTTGTCTAAGAATATAAGGCCAATGGTTCTTATATACCTTACCTTTATATTTTCCGTATTAGCATTTTTTGATGGTAACATTGGAGAGTTTTCAATAGCAGAAGATTATATACCTATATTCCAGTCGCTATTAATAACTGTGTATGGTGCTTATTTTGTGGGTCGTACGTGGGAAAAAGGTAAAAAAATAAGTAATAATAAAGATAACTAGTTAAATATATATTAATTAAATTAAATCAAATGAGTAAAGTTAAAAGTATAGATAAAAAAGTAACTGAAGAACAATTAAAAACAATTGTAGATCAGCAAAATAAAGTAAGTCAATTGCTAAAGCAAATTGGATATGTTGAAAATGATAAGCACCAATTGCTACACGAGTACGCTGGTGTTATTCAAGAAGTAGAAGCTTTTAAAAAAGAGCTTGAAAACGAATATGGAGCTGTAAATATTGACATTGCTACTGGAGTCATAACTCCTATTGAAACAAAAGAAGCGTAGTAAAATGTCTAATGTTATAAGAAAAATCAGTATAGGCTCTGATTATAAAAACGATGCTATGCACTACTCTTTAAACCAAGAGGTTTACGGTGGTCATAAGATTTCTCATATTATATTTCAAGAGTCAGATAATTCTTATAACATACATATTAAAAAAAACAACGAGGTATTGCCATGGAAGAAGTTTAATTCTAACATGGCTATATCTGTTGAGTATGATTTAGAATATTAATGAAAAGTATTTTTCAATTCATTGTTAAACCTATAGGTAATAGATATAACAATGAAATAAACATTGAAGATAAGGCACTTATCATTAACGCTGGTATTGAAGATCACAAGTTTGTAAATAGACTTGCTGAAGTTGTAGAAGTTCCGGCTGCTGTAAAAACCCCTATAAAAAAAGGTGATAAAGTAATAGTTCACTTTAATCTTTTTAGAAGATGGTACGACATGAAGGGTAATGAAAAAAACAGCAATAAGTATTTTAAAGACAATATGTATTTTGCAAGTTCTGAACAAATATATATGTACCAAAACCAAAACAAATGGTATACAAATTATGACTATTGTTTTGTAAAACCTATTTTAGAAACTTCTAATTTAAAAGGCGATAAATTAAAAAGCCTACGTGGTATACTAAAATATGGTAATAGTTCTTTAGAAGCCATGGGAGTTAATCCTGGAGACTATGTAGGGTTTAAACCTGGCAGTGAGTTTGAGTTTGTGGTTAATAAAGAACTTTTTTATTGTATGAAATCAAATGATATTGTTGTTAAGCATGAACGTAAAGGAAACGAAACAGAATATAATCCAAGCTGGGCAGAGAGCAGTAGAGGAATTAATTAAGGTAGCTAAAGAAGCTATTGTTGATTCTGATGATGACATTTCAGCTGATCGTTTAAAAAACGCGGCAGCTACAAAAAAGTTAGCTATATTCGATGCGTTTGAAATACTTAATCGTATTGAAGAAGAAAAAGCTTTACTCAATGCTTCTAAAGAAACAAAAGCAAAATCATTTAAAGGCTTTGCAGAGGGTAGATCAAAATGAGTTATGAACAAACACTTGTAAAAATACTACCTGAATATATAAAGCCTAAGGTTTTAAAAAGAAATAACAAGTATAAAAAATGGAAATACGGCTATGACAAAGAGCATGATGTTATAGTTATAAGTAGGACAGGTGAAATAGGTGATGTATACGAAATACAAAATTTAAAAATAGCATTACCAAAAGAAAACAATATACATACTTTTAATAATAACAAGTGGAAAAGGTTAGAATATCCTAAAGCTCTTGATAAAATAAAAAGTGTATTTGAATGGAATCAAAAGCCTGAGTATTTTAAAGAGCTTTGGTATGATTATATTGATAAAGAATTTTATAAAAGAGAACAAGGTTTTTGGTTCTATAATAAAAACGTGGCTACTTACATTACTGGTACTCATTATATGTACTTGCAGTGGTCCAAGATTGATGTTGGGGCAGCAGACTTTAGGGAGTCAAACAGATTATTTTTTATATTCTGGGAAGCTTGTAAAGCAGACACAAGATGCTATGGTATATGCTACCTCAAAAACAGACGGTCTGGATTTAGCTTCATGGCATCAGGGGAAACTGTTAACCTCGCAACAATATCTAGCGATGCAAGATTCGGTATATTATCAAAATCAGGAGCTGATGCTAAAAAAATGTTTACCGATAAGGTAGTACCAATATCAGTTAATTATCCTTTCTTTTTTAAACCAATACAGGACGGTATGGATCGTCCTAAAACAGAATTAGCCTACAGAGTACCAGCATCAAAGCTTACGCGTAGAAAATTAGATCAAGGTGAAAACCCTGAAGAATTAGAAGGTCTTGATACTACTATTGACTGGAAAAACACAGGTGATAACAGCTACGATGGTGAAAAACTAAAACTGCTTGTACACGATGAATCAGGTAAATGGGAAAGACCTGACAATATATTAAACAACTGGAGGGTTACAAAAACCACACTGCGATTGGGTAGTAGAGTTGTAGGTAAATGTATGATGGGTTCAACTAGTAACTCTTTAGATAAAGGTGGTGAAAACTTTAAAAAACTTTATTATGATTCAGACGTTACAAAAAGAAACCGCAATGGACAGACTAAGTCAGGATTATATAGTTTGTTTATACCTATGGAGTGGAACTACGAGGGATTCATTGATACTTATGGAGTACCTGTATTCGATACACCAGAAAAAGAAGTTGAAGGGCCTTATGGCGAGATCATTGACCAAGGTGTAATAGAGCATTGGCAAAATGAAGTAGATGGTTTAAAGACAGATCAAGACGGTTTAAATGAATATTACCGCCAGTTTCCTCGTACAGAGCAGCACGCTTTTAGAGATGAAGCTAAAGAATCTTTATTTAATCTAACTAAAATATACGAGCAAATAGATAACAACGAAGAAGCTAAATACTCTTCTTTATTAACTAGAGGAAATTTTCAGTGGCGTAACGGTGTTAAAGATACAGTTGTAGAATTTACACCAAATAAAAACGGTAGGTTTTTAATATCATGGGTACCACCTGTTAATTTACAAAACCGTGTAATAATAAAAGATGGAGTTAAATATCCTGGTAATGAACATATCGGTGCTTTTGGTTGTGACTCTTATGATATATCAGGAACAGTAGATGGTAAAGGATCTAAAGGATCTTTACACGGTCTTACAAAGTTTAGTATGGAAAACGCTCCTGCTAATAGATTTTTTTTAGAATATATAGCTAGACCTCAAACGGCTGAAATATTTTTTGAAGATGTATTAATGGCTTTAGCTTTTTACGGCATGCCAATACTTGCGGAAAACAACAAGCCAAGGTTATTGTATTATTTAAAAAGAAGAGGTTATAGGAGATTTTCTATGAATAGACCAGATAAAGTTTGGAATAAACTATCTGTAGCTGAAAAAGAAATAGGTGGAATACCTAACTCCTCAGAAGATATCAAGCAGGCTCACGCTGCTGCTATAGAATATTATATAGAAACATTTGTGGGTAATTTAGAAAATGGATATGGTGATATGTATTTTCAGGAAACATTAGAAGATTGGGCCAAATTTAATATAAACAATAGGACAAAGCACGATGCTTCAATAAGCTCTGGCTTAGCTATTATGGCTTGTAATAAAAACAAATATACTCCAGTTGCTCAAAGAAGAAACAATCCTGTTTCGTTAAACTTTGGAAAATACAACAATGACGGGTCTAGTTCAAAAATAATAAAATAAATAAATGGTTTATACTAACTACAATAGTTCATTTCCAGATCAGGTAGTACCTGTGGCGGTTAAGGATTCTTACGATTATGGATTACAAGTAGGTAATGCTGTAGAGAACGAGTGGTTTAGAAGCAACCGCGGTGGATTAGAAAGATTCACGGCTAACTTTCAAAACTATAACCGTTTAAAACTATACGCTAGAGGTGAGCAGTCAGTACAAAAGTACAAAGATGAATTAGCTATTAATGGTGATTTGTCTTATCTTAATTTAGACTGGAAGCCAGTACCTGTGTTATCTAAGTTTGTAGATATTGTTGTTAACGGTATGACCGATAAAGGTTATAAGATAAATTCTTTTGCTCAAGATCCATTTGCTTTAAAACAAAGAACAGATTTTGCTTTTGCCGCTTTACGCGATATAGAAAACAAAGATCTTATAGAAGAATTAGGAGCGGCAACAGGTAAAAACTTTTACGCAACTCCAAAACCTGAAGAGTTACCGAGTAATCAAGATGAGTTAGATCTTTATATGCAGCTTAATTATAAGCAAAGTATTGAAATAGCAGAAGAAGAATTAATATCTAATGTTCTTGATTATAATAGATATGACGAAACAAAAAGACAAATAGCTTATGACTTAGCTGTACTAGGTATAGGCGCTGTTAAAACAAATTTCAACAAGTCAGAAGGTATAATAGTAGAGCACGTAGATCCTGCCAGCTTAGTTTATTCTTATACAGAAGATCCTAATTTTGAAGATATATACTATGTAGGCGAAGTTAAAAGTATGTCATTATCGGAGGTTAAACGTCAATTTCCAGACTTAACACCTGATCAATTAGAAGAAATACAACAATATCCAGGTAGTACAAACTACACGTTAAACTGGTGGGGACAAGATCAAAGAGATCAAGTTCAAGTTTTATTCTTTGAATACAAAACATATCATGATCAAGTTTTTAAATTAAAAAGAACAGAGCAAGGTCTTGAAAAAATTATAGAAAAAGACGATACATTTGATCCACCTGAAAATGATAACTTTGATAGAGTACATAGAGCTATAGAAGTTTTATACACAGGTGCTAAGATTCTAGGTATGAATAATATGCTAGAGTGGAAGTTATCAGAAAACATGTCTAGACCGTACGGTGATACTACTAGAGTTAATATGAATTATGTTATATCAGCTCCACGTATGTATAAAGGTCGTATTGATTCTTTAGTTAATAGAGTTACTGGGTTTGCTGATATGATACAGCTTACACACTTAAAGCTACAGCAAGTAATGTCGCGTATGGTACCTGATGGTGTTTATGTTGATGTTGATGGCTTGGCTGAAGTTGATCTTGGTAATGGCACGAGTTATAATCCGCAAGAAGCTTTAAACATGTACTTCCAAACTGGTAGTATTGTAGGTAGAAGTTTAACTCAAGATGGCGACGGCAACAGAGGTAAAGTGCCAATACAAGAGTTACAAAGCTCTAATGGTATGGCTAAGATATCCTCACTTACGCAAACGTATCAATACTATTTACAAATGATACGCGACGTAACCGGGCTAAACGAAGCTAGAGATGGCAGTCAACCTTCTAAAGATGCATTAGTTGGTTTACAAAAACTTGCAGCTGCTAATTCTAATACAGCTACAAAGCATATACTGCAGTCTTTAATGTATCTAACTGTTAGAGCTGCTGAGAACGTGAGCTTGAGAGCCGCGGATGCTTTAGCTTTCCCATTAACAAAACAAACCTTGATGGGTAGTATAAATCAATTTAACACAGCTACACTTGAAGAGGTTGATAAGCTTAGCATGCATGAGTTTGGTATATTTTTAGATTTAGAACCAGACGAAGAAGAGCAAAACAAGTTAGAACAAAATATACAAATAGCTTTACAGTCTGGTAATATTGGTCTTGAAGATGCTATAGACATTAGAGAAATACGTAACATCAAGCTGGCTAATCAGTATTTAAAGTTTAAACAAAAAGAAAAACAAGAAAAGAAAAGAGCTGAACAATTAGAAAACATACAAGCTCAAGCTCAAGCCAATGCGCAGTCTGCTGAAAAAGCTGCTATGGCTGTTGTTCAAAAAGAACAAGCTCTTGCTCAAACTAAAGTTCAAATAGAACAAGCTAAGACTGAGTTTGAAATAAAGAAAATGGAACAAGAAGCTTTAATTAAAAAGCAATTAATGGCTGAAGAGTTTGATTACAATATGAAGCTTGCTCAAATGAGAGCTCAAGTAGATAAACAAAAAGAAGCAGATATAGAAGATCGTAAAGACGAGCGTGCTAGAATTATAGGTACACAACAATCAGAAATGATTGCGCAACGTCAAAACGATGAACTACCTAAAAACTTTGAGTCATCAGGATTTGACTCGTTAGGAGGATTTGGACTTGAACAGTTTGAACCTCGTTGAAAATAAAATCCTTTAATTTTATACTATTATATTATGTCAACAGAAGTAAAACAAGAAGGGGAATTTAAAGTAAAAAAACCTTCAAAGCCTAAAAATTTAGGTCAAACAAATAATGAAACTATTAAAGTAGATTTAACATCGCCGGAAGCTACTGGTGAGATTAAACCAGAAATTACTAAAGTAGTAATAAAAGAAGAAGACAATGCCATTCAAGCACAGGAGACAAATGATAGCGATGTTATTGTCGAAGAGGCCCCAAACAGTAGCCACAGCCAAGAAGTGGTTGAAGAAGTACGGGCCACCGAAGAAGAAGTAGATTCTCCTTTACAGGAAATAACAGAAGAAGAAGAGCAAGAGGTAAAAGATATAGAACAAGAAGTGCAACAAGCTAAAGCAGATGAGCAAGTTCTAGGAAAGCCTTTACCAGAAAATATTGAAAAGCTAGTTTCTTTTATGGAAGAAACAGGCGGAACTGTAGAAGATTACGTTAGACTAAATAAAGATTACTCTAACATAGATAACACAAGTTTGCTTAGAGAGTATTATAGGCAAACCAAACCTCATTTAGATTCTGAAGATATTAGTATTCTTTTAGAAGACTTTATTTATGATGAAGATCTAGATGATGAGAAACAAATACGCAAAACAAAAATTGCGTTTAAAGAAGAAGTTGGAAAAGCTAAAAACTTTTTAGACAAACTCAAGGGTAAGTATTACGAAGAGATCAAGTTGAGACCTGGTGTAACCCAAGAGCAAAAAAAAGCTATGGATTTTTTCAATCAATATAATGAAGAGCAAAATGCTATAAAGCAAAAGCATGAGCGTTTTAAAATGAATACTAGTAAACTCTTTAATAATGAATTCAAAGGTTTTGATTTCAAAGTTTCTGATAAAAAGTTTAGATATTCTGTTAAAAACACTGATCAAACAGCTGAAGTGCAATCTGATATTAGTAACTTTGTCAAGACGTTCTTAGACAAAAACGGTGAAGTTTCAGATCACAAAGGTTATCATAAAGCTTTATATGCGGCGAGAAACCCCGACGCTCTAGCAACTCATTTTTATGAACAAGGCAAAGCTGATGCTATAAAAAATCAGTTAGCCTCGTCTCGCAACATAAGCACAGAACCCCGCAAGACAGCGAGTGGTGATGTTTTTGTTAACGGTTTAAAAGTAAGAGCTATATCTGGGGCTGACTCTAACAAGTTAAAAGTAAAAACAAAACGATTTAATTAATTTTAAAATTTAACATTATGGCAGTAGTACCAGCGTTTGGTTCAATTAAACCAAGCCAAAAACAACAAGTACTAATTGACAATTATTTAAGTTTCAACGATGGAACTGGAAATGATTTTGCTCAGCAGTACTTACCAGAAATTTATGAACAAGAAGTAGAGCGTTACGGGAATCGTACGTTGTCAGGTTTCTTACGAATGGTTGGAGCAGAAATGCCCATGACATCTGATCAAGTTATTTGGTCTGAACAAAACCGTTTGCACGTAGCTTACAATGACGTATCATGTACAGGCGCTGCTACATTAACATTTGCATTAGACGCGGCAGCAGGTAAAGACTTTGTTGGAAACGTTATTTCAGCAAATGATACTATTGTAATTATGGATCCAGCTAGTGGAGCTGAATTGAAAGCATTAGTAGAAATTAGCGCTGATACGTCAGCTACATTAGCTACACTAACAGTTAAGCCTTATACCCAACAAGATCTTGTTGCTGGTGGTGGTGCTGCTGGTGAAGTAGATTTTACAGGTTTAACAACTCTTAAAATCTTTGTATATGGTTCTGAATTTAAGAAAGGAACAGCTGATGGACGTGAGCGTTCAATCACTCCTTCTTTTACTCAGTTTTCTAACTCACCTATTATCATTAAAGATAAATACGAAATCAATGGTTCTGACACAGCTCAGATCGGTTGGGTTGAAGTAGCTACTGAAGATGGTACATCAGGTTTTCTATGGTATCTAAAAGCAGAGTCTGAAACACGTCTACGCTTTGAAGATTACTTAGAAATGGCTTTAGTTGAAGGTGAAAAAGTAAGTGGAACATCTACGCTAGGAGCTGGAACTGTAGGTTACAAAGGAACTGAAGGTTTATTTTCAGCTGTAGCTGGTCGTGGTAACACAATCAATAACTTTACCGGAGCAAATGGTAGTTTAGCAGATTTTGATAGTATTTTGAAAAACCTTGATACTCAAGGCGCTATCGAAGAAAACATGCTATTTGTTGATAGGAGTTTAGCTCTTGAAATCGACGATATGCTAGGTGGTGTATCTGACGGTGCTCAAGGTGGTACAGCTTATGGATTGTTTGAAAACTCAGAAGAAATGGCGTTGAACCTTGGGTTCAGTGGTTTCCGCAGAGGTTCTTATGATTTTTATAAGACTGACTGGAAATATCTAAACGATGCGTCAACTCGTGGAGCTGTTGCTGTTTCAGGTATTGAAGGAATTCTTATTCCAGCAGGTACATCAACAGTGTATGATCAAATTCTAGGAACAAACATCCGTCGTCCATTCTTGCACGTACGATACAGAGCATCACAAGCTGATGATCGTCGTATGAAGTCTTGGATTACAGGATCTGTAGGTGGTGCTTACACTTCTGCGCTTGACGCAATGCAAGTACACTTCTTATCTGAAAGATGTTTAGTTACTCAAGGTGCTAACAACTTCGTGTTGTTTACAGCGTCTGCGTAATTTGTTTATTTAAAGGTACGGGCGCTTCGGCGCCCAAAGCCTTTATTTTTTAATTATTTAATTTTATTATATCATGGCAAAAAAAGCTATAGCAGAAGAAACAATTGAGGTTGCACCTCAAAAAGTCGAAAAGACAGTAGTGAAAAAACCAACAAAACCTAGTTGGGAAATAAAAGATAGAACATATTTGTTAAAAGGTGGTAAACAACCATTGACTTATATGATGCAAGGTAGACACTCTCGTAGGTTTCCTTTATTGTGGTTTGATACTAATTCAAACGAGCAAAGGGAATTACGCTACGCTACTAACATGAACAGTCCTTTTAGAGATGAACAAAAAGGAGAGGCTACATTAGGTCATATCATGTTTCAAAATGGAGTGCTTACAGTGCCTAAAGAAAAACAAAACTTGCAAAAGCTATTATCATTATACCACCCTAAAAGGAACATTATATATTACGAGTTTGATCAAGTTGAAGTAGCTAGAGATGAACTAGAAGATTTAGAGTGGGAATTAGAAGCTTTAAATCTAGCCAAAAGCATAGACATAGACCATGCTGAAGCTATACTTAGAGTTGAGCTTGGTAGCAAGGTAGGAGCGATGAGTTCTAAAGAAATAAAAAGAGATGTAATGTTGTTTGCTAAGAAAAACGCTGTATTGTTTTTAAATTTAGCAAATGATGAAAATGTAGAGCTTAGAAACTTTGCTATTAAAGCATCAGAAGCTAATATAATTTACTTAGCACCGGACCAAAAAAGCGTACACTGGTCTTCAAATAATAAAAAGTTAATGGTAGTACCTTTTGACGAAAATCCTTATAGTGCATTTGCATCGTATTTAAAAACAGATGAAGGTGTAGAGGTTTATAAATCAATTGAGAAAAAACTAAATTAACCTGTAACAATAGTAATGAGGCGGTTCGCCGCCTCTTTATTGTAATAAAAAAATAAAAATGGCAGTAAACGTAAATACGGTATATCAAACTGTGTTACTAATACTAAACAAAGAGCAGCGGGGTTATATGACTCCAACTGAGTTTAATAATGTAGCGACACAAGTACAGCTTGAAATATTCGAAAAATATTTTGAAGATTTAAATCAACAAGTAAGGGTACCGCAAACAAATACGGATTACGCTAATAGGCCAGAAAATATAGATGAAAAAATGTCTATATTTAGAACTTCAGGTAATTGTAATTATAATGTATCTGGAAGATTTTTTAATCTACCTACAGTAGATTTTTCTGGTAATACTATATCTTCAACACAAAATTCACCAGATGAGTCAGGCTTTTATATGCTTGGCAATGTTGTTTTAAATAATGAAACAGAGTTTCAAAGAGTAGACAGAACAACATTTTACTACACAAACAAATCAGGTTTAACTAAACCATCAAAATATTTTCCAATATATTTATTAGAAAGCAATAGAATATTTGTAAGACCTGCAGATATAACTAGTAATGTAAGCGTTGACTTTATACGCAAGCCTAAAAGTGTTGTTTGGGGTTTTAACCCGGGTACGCTTGGTCAATACATATGGAATAAAACAACTTATTCAAATAGCAATACAACGGGTTCTATAAATTTTGAACTGCATGAGTCAGAGCAAACTGATATTGTTATGAAAATATTATTGTACGCTGGTATAATAATAAGAGATCCTCAAATAGTACAAGCGGCAGCTTCACAGGTTCAAGCTGAAGAAGTTAACGAAAAAAGTTAAATAAATTATGCCAATAACAAATACTCCTAATGGTGGTTTAATAGAAGAGACCAATCAACAGTATTACGCGGGTTCGCAGACTATAATATCTACAGCTAATCAAAGCGTTTTTAACTACACGTTTGATACTGAGTTAGATTTTAGAAACGCAGATCCAGGATCAACAGGTTATGCTTTAAATAATTTTAAAATATACGTTAGTTCTACTGGAGCTCCTGATTCTTTTGAAGAATTTACACCTAGCAACCCTTTGTTTATTCCTTATACTGTTTCTAATAACACTATAACAGTTATTGGTAGTGATGGAACAACTTTAAACGCTAGCACTTATTTAGTAGTTCAATTAAAAAGTAGACGTGGTGGAAGTTTTGGTGATAGAGACGCTTATGGATCTACAGTAGAAGAAAACTATGGGAGCTATGAGTATATAAAAATAGTTGATGTGGTAAATAATTTTTTACTAGCGTATGTAGGTGAAGGTAAATTAATATCTAATGTAAAAAGAACAGACGTTATATTTCACGCTAAACGCGCTATACAAGAGTTTAGTTTTGATACTTTAAAAGTTGTTAAATCTCAAGAGTTAACAGTGCCAATTGGATTAAGTATGCCATTACCACAAGATTATATAAATCTTGTTGCTGTTTCTCGTATTGATAATCAAGGTGTTAAACATCCTATATATCCTACCGACTTAAGCATTAGACCTCAACAAACGCTTATACAAGACAACGACGGTATACCTGTTCAAGATAACCAAGGTACTAACACGCAGGGTAATCCTTCTAAAACAAACGAGCGTTGGGACAATAACCAAATAAAAAGTAGAGAAGAACTTTACGACTACTGGGTAGGTTTAGGTTATCAAAATGGTGACTGGCCTCAAGGTTGGGGATATCCAGGACAGCAATATGGTCTTGATACTACATTAGCAAATATCAACGGGTACTACATGATTGATCAGGCGTTTGGAAAAATATCTTTTTCTAACGATCTTACAGAATCTCTTATAGTGCTAGAATATATATCAGATGGCTTAGCGTATGAGGAAGATATGAAGATACCTAAGATGGCTGAAGAAGCTATGTATGCGCATATATCACACGCTGTTATAGCTAGCAGGGTAGGTCAACCAGAATATGTAGTGCAAAGATTAAAAAGAGAACGTAGCGCTAAGCTTAGAAACGCTAAAATAAGGTTATCTAATATAAAACCTGTAGATATTATACAAGCTTTCAGAGGTAAATCTAAATGGATTAAACACTAAAATTAAATGGCTGAAGTTAAAAATGCTTTCATTAAGTCTAAAATGAATCAAGACTTGGATGCTAGATTGCTTCCAAGTGGTGAGTATAGAGAAGGATTTAATATACAAGTTAGTAAATCAGAAGGTCCTGACGTTGGAGCGTTAGAGAACGTGCTTGGTAATCAAATGCTAGCGACAAGTCAACAAGACTTAGAGCAATTAACAGGCCTTACAACTATAATTATAATAGGTGCTTATGTTGATAAAAGTAGTGACACTTTATTTTTATTCATAACAGATAATGTTGGTGATGAAAAATATAATTCTAGCGCTAATAACTTTGTATATTCTTTTAATGTAACAAGTGAATTATATACTAGGCTATTGACTGGTAGTTTTTTAAATTTCCATGTTAACTATCCGGTTATTGGTATTAATCTTTTAGAAAGTTTATTATTTTTTACAGACAATAGAAATCAGCCAAGAAAAATAAACATAAATAATATAGAATCTGGTAGTAATGATTCTTTATATTATACTAATGAAGATCAAATATCTGTAGCTAAATATAATCCTTATCAAGCTATAAATCTTTATAAATATCAAACAGATCCTACTCCTTCCGGAGGTGATGGTTTTGTTACTACGATGCAAGATGTTGTTAGTGAAAAATTACCCGACGGCACCACCGCAAATCCTTATTATAACGATAAGTACCCTGGTGATGAAGATTTTTTAGAGGATAAATTTGTTAGGTTTGGTTATAGATTTAAATTTGAAGATGGTGAATACTCTGTGTTTTCTACATTTACACAAGAAGCTTTTATACCCCAGCAAGATGGTTATTTTTT